GTGGAAATTTACTATCAACCACCAAAAAAATTTAAAGGCAACCCAACACCAGTTAGCGTTAAGAAAGTTAACAGCAACTCATTCAAGGCTAGGCAATACGCTAGATATGCATCTTTCAGAGCTAACAAACTGAAAGAAGAAGAAATTGCTAAAGCTAACTCAGTGAAAGAGAAGAAAGAACGCCCTGTTCTCTCTCTCAAACCAACAAAGCATTATCCAAGTGGAGATAACTGTTGCTTACCTAATGTAGCAGTATTTTCAGGAGTTAAAACAAAACAGCCGAGCAGTGGGTTCGGGGTTACGGCGAGATAGGATTAAACATGATTAACTTAAAAATGTATGAATATCTAAGAAATGACGGAGCAAGAATTTTCTTTAAGACAGAAAGTATTTCTTCAATAAAGGAAGAGACTTTGTCAGATGGGCAACCAATCACTAAATTAACTCTAAATTGCGGAACAACCATTATGGACTTAGTTCCGCTAGAAGAGTTTTTAAAAATGCATCACATAAAGATAGAGAAATTAAAGTCTTAGATTGTACTTTTTAGCAAAACCCCCATTGGAGGTGGAGTCTCTTTTTTGTATTGCTTTTCAGCCACTTCTAAACACTCAGGATAAAGCGATTCAATTTCAGCCATAAGTTGCTCAGGAGTTTTAATAGAATCCTGTTTAACGGCTAAAGCTAGCGCCATATCGAAAGCAACTCTTTCTACTGGGTTGTGTTCGGTAATAACCTTTTTAGACATTGATTTAATCCTTTCTATCACTGGGGAAACTTAATTATATCTGATTTATTACTGGGGAGTAATAGACCTCTGCCGTCTGAGGAGGTTAAGACAGTTCAGGCAACCATTACGAATGGAAGTATGTCATCTAAACAACAATAAGATTTAAGGTGACATATTATGTCGAGATAAATAGGAGAAGTAAGATGAAATTTGAAGATTTACCAGTAAAAATTCAAGAGATTGCAAGCCAAACATTGGCATGTTTAATAACCAATAACAATCCAGATAAAGAGCAAGCAGAAGAACTTGCTCGCTCTGTGGCAGTGGCTTTTATAAAGCTATATCAAGACAATTAATTATCTTTAAGTTTTTTAAAGTAATTAGTAAAACTTTGGTGAGCAAATATGATCGACTCAACTGTTGATCTTGACGCCGCTCCATTAATCATGGCTGTTTTTTCAGCCTTAATCAATTCTATAACTAATTGCTGAGCCGCTAATTCAGGGTTTTCTTTTGGATCAATTACTACATCTGACATAAAACATTCCTATATTGACTGTGGAATAACCAATATATCAATTTTCCTTGACTGTGGAAAGTAAGGAACCACCTCGCCTGACGTGGTTAAAAGCAGGCACAGTTAACTAATTACAGTCCATCAAGGTGGGCTGTGGCGAGTTGATTAATAGATAGGAAATAGAGATGGAAATATGGTTTAAGGAATTTGAGTCACATGGACGTCAGATTCTAATCAAGAAAGCTCATGACGCCGATAAGCAAAAAGTCGGAGTGCAGTATTGCTGGCCTGAGAAGATTTTCGATGTCGACTTTGGATTATGGATAGATTACGACGACGATGACGAGGAAAGCTTTGATAAAGCGGAAGAAGCACGCAACAAGCTATTCGACACCATCGATCAGGAAGCAGTAGATACCGCGGTGAGTAACTTAATTCAAAAACTCAAACTTGATGATTAGCATCGTGTTTAGTTAATAACGGAGGGAGTATGACATCCCTCGTTCAGCAGTAACCCACCCTATATTTAGATATATAAACAAGACATTTCGTAATTAATTATATTCATTAAAAGGAAATAAAAATGATGAAACAAAAAACCAGTGTCGTTATTAACGTAAAATTAACTTTAGAACATGGAATTAAATCACCACATGTTAAAGTAAAAACAAAAATATACGTTCATGAAGAAACTCCAGAATTAGAATTATTACTAAATAACTTCTCAGATAATTTAGTTGGAGAAAATTCAATTAAATCATCATTTGAAAAAGCGATTATAAATACATTACTCAATAAAAAAACACACTAATAAAATTCAAATCATTAAAAATAAATTAATACACCTTCACTTCGCCAACACCAGATAACCGCCTTATCTCTCATCTAACGGGGTCACCATGAAAACTAACTATTACAGCGCTATGCGTGATTGCATGGCGGTGCGTATCACTACGCCTCAAGCACGTAAAAATAAGCGTACAAACCCATGGTTATTCAGTTTAGCTGTGGTCATTGTGACAACCGTTGGCGTAATACCGACATTTGTAAGTTGAGGTAGCTATGAAAATTTCATACAGCTACTCGAACGGAACTCGGGTAATTCACGATAAAACAGTCATGGAATTTGACGAAAGTAGCAAGCTTAGTATTGAGACAGGAAGTTTCAGTGAGTTGGCTAAATTAACGGAAATAGACTCAATTGAGGCAATGGAATATGTACTCGATTGTGACGATGAATCGCTTGAAAGGATTATCAATGCGATAGGCAAGGAAGCCTTTATTAACAGGATATTGCGAGTTTCTAAGCTAAGGAGGGTTGCGTGATTACCAACACCTACGGACTCAGAAACGACTGGTACGAACGCCAAATGGAACGAGAAGCGTTTGTTAATTCTCAGGAAGAGAAAATATCAGTTGATGAGGTTATGGATAGCCTACCCGAAGAACTGTTATGTATGGATTTAGCAAGGAAGTTAAATCCTGTATTTGAAATTAGTCCCCAAGCACTGGATGCGGTTTTAGATGGAATTAGAACAGCTATTCAGATCGGGATAGATAAGGAGATATTGTGAGCACGTCAATTATTGAGTTTGTGCAACAACAAGAGTCATTGTTTTGTAACGCACTAACCGATCAAACGATCACATGGGCTAAGGAAAGCCAGTTTGCAATTCAGGCATTCCAACGAAATGACGAGCTAGCAAGAGTGGCTATGGAAAACCCCGCTAGTGCTCAGAATGCCATTATTAACGTGGCGGCTATTGGGATTACATTAAATCCAGCAAGTAAGCTGGCGTATTTAGTACCAAGAAAGGGTTTTGTTTGCCTTGATATCAGCTATATGGGCCTCATGCACCTAGCTCAAGTGACTCAAGCTATCGAATGGGGTCAATGCAAGTTAGTCCATGAAAATGATGTTTATGAATCCAATGGCCTAGACACCCCGCCAACCCACAAATATAACGCATTTAGTGACAGAGGTAGTGTTATTGGTGGTTATTGCACAGTGAAAACAGCAAGTGGTGACTATCTCACGGAAGAGATGAGGCTGGATGAGATAAAAGCTGTTGAAGCTACAAGTAAATCAAGAAATGGTCCATGGAAAACATGGTGGGATGAGATGGCTCGTAAAACAATCGTGAAAAGAGCAAGTAAATACTGGCCTCGTCGTGAAAGGTTAGATCAAGCCATTGATTATGTGAACACCGAGGCAGGTGAAGGCAATAATTTTGATGTGCCAGCAAATAAAGCCAAGTACATAACGCCAGCAAGTGATGATCAATTAAAGGCTATCACGGACTTGATGCTTAAAGTTAATGGCGAATGGAGTGATGCTTTTTTCACATTCATTAGTAAAAAATTCAACCATCAGATATCCAGTCCAGAGCAATTAACCGCATTTGAAGCCAATACCATTATCGACATGCTAAGGAAAAAGGCAGAAGGAAAATGATTAGTAATGACATCATTCTAAGCAAAACAGGCATCGATTTAACCAAAGTAGAGCAAGGAAGCGAAGAATGGATGTCACTGCGGTTGGGTGTAATTACAGCATCAGAAGTGTGGAAGGTGCTATCAAAACCAAAGCCAGGAAAGACTTGGTCAGATACTAAAAATACCTATTTAAATACGCTAATTGGTGAGGTTTGCACTGGTGTAACAAAGGAAGTTAAGGCAAGGACGCTTGAGTGGGGAAAGGAATATGAAATCGAGGCAAGGATGTCTTTTGAGTTCTATTCAGGACTTGCAGTTAAAGAAGTGCCAATAATTTTCAAGGATGAAAGCTTAAGAATGGCTTGCTCACCAGATGGATTATGCAGTGATGGCGCAGGTCTTGAATTAAAGTGCCCAAATACAACGGAAGTGTTTATTGACTTGGCTTTAAATGGAATTAAAGCAATGAAAAAGGAATATACCGCACAAGTTCAATATTCAATGTGGGTTACTAACAAGGATGTTTGGCACTTCTCTAACTACGATCCGAGGATGCCGGGAGGAAAGGAAATCGTCCACATCCCAGTGGAAAGAGATGAAAAAATGATGGAAAAGTTTGATGAGTTAATACCTGAATTCATAGAAAAAATGGATGAAGGATTAAACAAGTTAGGCATTCAATTTGGCAATCAATGGAGTGTATATGGCAATTAACACAATAACGGTAAGTGGAAACCTAGGTAAAGATTGCGAACAGCGATGGACGCCAAATGGTAAGGCGGTTGCATCTTTTAGTTTACTAGTGAAACAAGGTTACGGAGAGCACGAAAAAGTATCTTGGGTTATCTGTAAGATGTTTGGCCCTAAAGCTGAAAAGCTACCTGAGCATTTAACTAAAGGAAAGAAAGTTACAGTTACTGGCGAGTTCGTCATGGAAGAATGGACAAGCCAGAACGGTGAGAAAAAATCAGCGCCAGTAATTATCGTTGATCAATTAGATTTTGGCGGTAACGGTGGTAATCAGGCAGGAAGCCAGAAGCCTCAGTCTCAGTCTCAGTCTCAGTCTCAGTCTCAGTCTCAGTCTCAGTCTCAGTCTCAGTCTCAGTCTCAAGGATGGGGTCAACCTCAGCAACCGCAAGCACAAAAACAAGCGTCGAGTAATCAAGCCCCACAAAGTGAACCTCCGATGGATTTTGAGGATGATATTCCCTTCGCCCCTATCGGACTCCCCTACCCACGCCACGCTATTTATGTGATTTAACCAAAGGATATAACCATGAAAAAGCCAATTGAGATTGACGCATTTAATCTATGCGAAATTTGCCATTCCAATAAATTAATTATTCACACAGAAGGAAGTCATGAGAAGGTGTTTAATTGCGATAAGGTTGAATGCTGCGGGTGTGATAACACAGGTCATGTTGTAGTTGAGGCTGAAGATTGTGCTTACATCGAATGGGAAAAGCCAATCGAATAATAACCAAAGGATATATTTGCAAGGATGCAAACAGGAGATAGATATGAGCAAGCAAATGTATTTACACGCATCAACTAACAATATCGGGTCTGAATGCAAAACTGAACTCGATATCACAGAAAACGAATGGAACAAACTTACGGAGAAAGAGCAAGATCAACTTATCGGCGAGTTCATGAGTGATGTTTGTGATTGGTGGGTGCAACCAGAGGAATGAATATGAAAGAGCGTGGAATTATTTTTAATTCTGAAATGGTGCGCGCCATTTTAGATGGGCGTAAAAAACAAACTCGTAGAGTAATGAACAACCAGCCTTGCACACTACCAGAAGAAACTATTTTCGTACAACAGGATGATTTTAATTTCAGATGGGCTGGCGATTTACATAACGATACTAGCGGTTGGTTTACCTGCCCTCTTGGCAAGGTTGGCGATCGCCTTTGGGTTCGTGAAACATGGAGTGTAGTCAGTCATGAATTTGATGATGATGGTTTGATGATTGATTATGTTCCTGATAGACCAACTAAAGCTGTGCATGAAATGCCGTATGGTCATGGTTATTTCACTGGACATGTCATTTACTCTGCTGATGGTGATTTCACATGGGGTGACGATGATGGTTGTATTGATGGTCGTTCTTGCTGGAAACCATCTATACACATGCCTCGCTGGGCTTCACGCATCACGTTAGAGATCACCGATGTTCGTGTAGAGCGTTTAAAGGATGCTGGCGATACTGAGTTTAAATCTGAAGGCTACCCTTTAGAGCGTGAATTAACTGGCGGTAGTATGGACCCGTTTTGTTGGTTTCGTAATCTTTGGGATTCTTTGTCACCTACTAACTTTAAATATGAAGACAATCCGTGGGTATGGGTTATTGAGTTTCGTAAAATTGAATGAACAACACAGCTTAATTAAAATTTAGTTGATATGGTTAGCTCACAATTAAAAGGAGTGAGAAATAATGATGAAAGTAAATTTTTTACTAGTAACCGATGATGGTGTGAAAAATGGAGGTTATGGATTATTCAATGGAACAGAAATAATTATACATGGAAGAAACTGCGCCACATCAGAGCATAGCGCTCAGTCAATAAATACAAAGCCAATAAGATATACTGCAAACAAGTTCAACATTAAAGATAATAATTACGTTATTGCATATAGCCATAACAGCTTGAGGATGATGACAACAAAGGAACTGCAAGATTTAAGTGGGCTTATTGAACGTTGTAATATTTCGCCAATCGAATTGGACTAAAATAATATATTTTGACAGTGGATTAGTCACATGGATGTGAGTATGATTTCTGCTTTAAATAAGGAGGTGGTATGAATAGCAGAGATTTGGTTGATTGGGTTGTTATTGGGGCTAGCGTTTTATCTTCATTTAGTATTTTAGCAACTATCTTCGTTTATATCTGGCAAAAGAACAATAATAAAAAAGAGAAAATAAAAAACTTAAAGATAAGGCTAAAGCATCATTCTGATGTTAACTTGAATATAATATCTGATTTGCTTGAATTATCAAAAGAAATAAAAAGAAGGAAGGATGAAGTAAATGTTACAGCCACTAATTTTGTGGATTTCATATTAGTAGATTTAAACAACCAATCAATAAAACACATAAAAGGAGTAAATCCAAAAACATATGGAATATATAAAATAAACACAGAAAAATTAGAGGAGTCATTAATATTATGTAGCGAGCACCTACCATCTGATGTTATAGAGATTTTTCAAAAACATATTATATGTTCTTATAATACGCTATTTGACTCAATATTGCTTGGTCATAGATTAATAGATAAAAAACCAATTGAATCACTGAATGATACTCTAGAATCAGTTATAAGTAGTTGTAATCAATTTACTCAAAGTTTAGAAAGACTAGAGATAGAAATTGACTCATTATAGCATATGGCCCTGCACTAGCAGGGTTTTTTATACCTAAAATTCAGGAGCAGGCATGGATAAATCAAGACAGCAGTTTGAAGAGTGGCGCAGTAAGAATAAATCATCAACGATAAATCTATTCGATGTATGGCAAGCATCACGCGACTCACTCGTATTAGACCTACCAGAAAGAGAAAAGAATAAAGGAAATTATGATTTTTTCACTGATGGATATAATAGTGGAATATCAGCATGTGAAATTTCATTATTAGATAACGGAGTGAAAATAAAAAATGAATAAGAATATATTAGAAATAGCAAAACATTTAAAAAATAAAATAAACTCAGGCAAAGGTATTGATGAACACAATTGGCAAGAAATAATTGACGTTTGTAATGAAATAGAACGAATTAATGATTTAGAGCCAGTAGCATTTGCCAGACACACAGGAATGCAAAGGCATCTGGATTTAACCGTATCTCAGACAGTATTAAATGAATGGGTAGAATTTAATAATAAAAACCCAGAAATAAAAGACGATATTTACCCTCTATTTATTTTAGATTAAACAACCATGCAAATAATTGGATATGTATTACTCATGCTAATACAGGGTTCTACTGTACCTGTAACGGAAGATATATACACGCAATCGGAATGCAATAAACGTGCTGAATATTTAATGTCAGTGAGGAATGTTAAAGTTGTTTGTGGAGAGGTATGGAATGAAAGATAAATATTATGCTGGCTTAGAAAATTACAAAGATTGTATTGAGATTGAACCTACAACAAAAGATTGCTTTGTTTTACATACTCCATCTTGGAATATAGATGTGACAAAACAAGACTTAATTGACATCAGAAATACTATTAATGAAATACTAGGAGATGATAATGAATAAATACACCGAACTCTCTGACTTCGAGGTTAATAAAAAGGTTGCTGAGAGTCTTAAATTAAACACAATTGCATACGAACACACTGAAATAGTTTTGTTTGATGATATGGATGCAACGCCTTTCGACCCATGCAATAACCCATCAGACGCAATGCCGATTATTATTGAAAATAAAATAGGGTTATCACCAATGTACCATTCTAATAAATGGACAACTGACTGCCTTGATTATGACTTCATGTCAGTAAATAAAAACCCATACCGTGGCGCTATGGAAGTTTTTTTAATGATGAAGGATACGGAGAATAATCAATGAAACGAATTACATTATCAGAATGGAATAATAAATATTTCGCTAACCCTAGAAGTCAACGGCAATTATCTCGCTATATAAAGGAAGGTAGGTTATACCCTGCTCCAGAAAAGGTTGGTAGAGAATATGAGTTAGAGCCGTGGACAATTCTAACAAATGACAAAATGGTAAGGGAACCGCAATATTTAATGGAGAAAATTAATGGGCAGAAGCAGAAGTGCAAAGAACAAGGGTTTACCGCCTAACTTGTATTTGCGTAAAGGGATTTACTATTACAGGGATGTAAGAACTAAAAAGGAATTTTCTGTTGGCTCAAACAAATCATTGGCAATAACCGAAGCCATACAAGCCAATTTAGCTATTTATAAACCTAAAGAGCCATTAGTTGACAGAATTAATAATGTTCACTGTGTAACATTGCATGAGTGGCTTGATACTTATAGGGGGAAGGTAAACAGCCGGGGGTTAAAAGAGAAGACGCTCTACGATTACGAATCAAGAATAAAGTTAATCAAATTACACTTTAATGACTGTCCAATTGAGAATGTAACACCAAGAGATGTAGCCACATTTATTTCAGAGTACCCTAAAAAGGCAATGGCAAAATTACTAAGGTCCACTATGCTAGATGCTTTTAATGAAGCCATTGCGGATGGTGTGATAAAGGAAAATCCCGTTTCCGTGACAAAGCCGCCAAAAACAAGCGTTCAGCGATCAAGGTTATCGCTAGAAGAGTTTAAATACGCCTTGGAGCACACAAATGACAAATATAGGCATATGTTTCTACTAGCGGCCCTTACAGCTCAGCGCATTAGCGATATTATCAATATGAAGTGGGATGATATAAAAAATGATAGGCTGTATGTCACCCAAATAAAAACAGGTTCTAAAGTAGCAATACCACTCTCATTAAGACTTGAGTCTATTGGTTATTCTATTAAAGATGTTTTAAATCTCATGAATAGGAACTCAGATAAAATCTGTGGCAATACCACAGCAAAAACATTAAGAGGTAAGTTTATCGAAGCCCTACCTGAGTATTTGGAAAATAAACCAACATTTCATGAAATTAGAAGTTTATCTGCAAGATTATATGAAGAAGAAAAAAGTGCTGAGTTTGCAAAGAAAATACTTGGCCACAAATCTATGAGAATGACAGATAAATACCTTGATGATAGAGGTAATGGCTACGTTGAATTGTGA